CGGCTGTTCCGGCTGTTCCGGCTGTTCCGGCTGTTCCGGCTGTTCCGGCTGCGCAGAATTATCGACCTCAATCAGATGTGCATATCCTTTATTAATCAGTTCGCGTCCGTGCTGCTCAATGGTTTCGAATACCGAGCCTTCGGTAACCACGTCGCCGTTTATGTACAGCGGCTTTTGTGCAATTATTTTCATAGCTCACTCCCATAAAAAAGCGGCCCGCAGGCCGCAGCAGGTCTTATGCGCCAGCAGGTGCCGGGACAGTGAAGGAACCATAGATGAATGCTTCCGGACGTTTGACTGCCAGTGCCAGACGCTCTTCACAACGAATTGAGATCATGTTTTTCTCAAAATCGTCGGCGTTTTCAGTGGAAATAACCACATTGGCATCCTCACGATCAAAAATCTGCGCACCAGCGTTAAATGCGCCTGTCAGGAACTTGCCCTTAAATGCCGCAGCTTCGGTCGCCACCACCGGAAGCCCCCACAATGTCGGGCCAGTCAGACCTGATGGATTGGCAAGGATATAACGCCCAAGCGTGTCTTTAGTGAGTTCGATTTTTGCCCAGTCGATAAAGTGCAGAACATGCCCTGACGCCGGGAAGCGCGCCAGTTGCGCCTGCAGCATTGCCAGGCGCAGGTCATCAATGCCGTTTTGCTGTTCAACCTTAAATTCTGCACTGAAGGCCGAAGCCTGCGGAACGATACCGTGCAGATGAACGCCGGTACCGTCACCAAAAAGGATTTCCTGCTCTTCAACATATTTCAGGCCGTAGCGCATTTCGGCATCAACGGTGGACTGTAACTGTGCGAAGTCATCCAGAATCTGTTTGGACGCCTTGAACATATGCGCAATGGTAGTTACCGGGGTGATCTTCGTGGTGAACGCAATATCGCTGTACGGCTTGGTTGTGTTCTCCGCAACCACGGCGGCTTTGTTGGTAAAACCCGTCTGCTGAACCCAGAAGATTGCCGGAGATGATGTGCGACCAGGTGCAATCAGATCACGTATAAACAGGCGTTGTTTGGGGGTAGTATCAATACCCGGCAGGCGCTGAGGCTCTACCACGCCTTCAGCGACACCGGAGGAGATAAGTGCAGCGTTTACCGGGATGTTGACGCGTTTCCCTCCTTCCACGCTGGCGGAGAATGTTTTAAGAGCTTCCGCAGAAATGACCTGTTGGCCAACCGTCTCAACAATATGTTTTGCATTGGCCAGCGGCATCTGCGCAACATGCTGCTCAAGTTCCCCTATTGCCGCCTTCAGCGTTTTTTCAGCTTCACGCAGGGCGTTAAATTCAGACGCCATCTTGTCAACGGCTGCCTTTGTTTCTTCTGACAGTTTGCCGGACTTCTTCGCTTCTTTAAGTGCATCTTCAGCCCTGGCATTAAACTTATCCGTCGCCTCTTCAATGCTGGCGGTAACTTTTTTCAGAATTTCATTTACTTCAGACATAAAAGGTCCTTATTTGACTAACGCAGCGAGGGCGTTTTCAAGAGAATTGATGACTTCAGGTTTTATTTCTTCGGCAGCGCCCGGCGTGCCGTCATGGTTGGTGGCAGCGCCAGACATGCCACCGGACAGGGCTTTAATCAGTTTCCGGCGTTCAGATCGCGGAGTGCTGGTCTTTGCCAGCAACGCATCGAGCTTACGCAACGCTGCAGCAGGAGTTTCGTCACCGTCACTTACGGCATCAGCAGAAAGAAGGCTGTCGGCCAGACCTTTCTCCACGGCATCGCTACCGCCGATGTAGCTTTCGGCATCCATCAGTTTTTGCACTGTGACCATATCAAGCCCGGAGCGTGCGGCGTAAATGTCAGCCATTGCGTTATCAAACGGTTCGAGAGAGGCAGATAATTCAGCAAAGTCATGCCGGTTACCCATTGCCACCACCCAGCAGTTGTGGATCATCAGGAAGGCCCCACGACCAATCTGAATATCATCCCCGGCCATCGCGATAACAGAGGCGGCGCTGGCGGCAATGCCCAGCACCTTGACCGTAACTTTCCCCTGGTATTCACGCAGCAGGTTGTAGATGGCCAGGCCTTCGAACATGTCACCGCCAGGGGAGTTGATATTGACCGTGACGTCGGCGCCATTCATCGCCCGTAGCGCACCGGCGATACGTTTGGCTGTTACGCCTTCACCCCAGTAGTCCTGCCCGATCACATCAAAAACAGAAATACTGTTGTCGTCAGTGGCCGCAGCTTTGATCCCGCCGTTCCAGCGGTCCAGTGCGGAAGGAAGGGTTTCACAGGTAACGCGCGCACAGGGGCGCCCCGCCGGTGCTACCGGAAGTTGTTTTTTGCTCATCAGGAAAGTGCTCCTAAGCGGCCTGTTTCAGCGGAGATTGTTCAAAGGAAATATCGGGGAATACGTGGTTATGCAGTTCTCTCAGGGCCAGAGCCTGAACAGCAGGATTGCTGCTTTCGAGATTTTTCAGTTGCGTCAGGTTGAGCTGAACGGTGTAAATGTCCCCCCCTTCAATCGGCGGCATATTTTCCAGACGGCGAACATCGTTTCGCGACATCCAGCCATTCTGAAGCGCGCTGGTATAGTAAGCCGCACGGCCAGCGCTGTCGGCGCGCAGCAGTCCTTCAACGGAGAACTCCGCGAACACGTCATCATCGCTATCGAGCAGGCACCGGCCAATTTCCTGTTCAATATTCACCAGCAGCGGTCGAAGAGTGTGCGTCAGGAACTGAAGGTTCATCCCTTCAAGACTGGATGCCCAGCTGCTTTGTTTAGTGGTATGACCGACCATGAAAGGAGGAACGCGAAACCAGCGGCAAATTTCCTCGATACTGAAGGAACGGCTTTCCAGCAATTGTGCCGCTTCCGGATTCATGGTGACATTCTGGTATGTGAGTTCATTTTCCAGCACCATCAGTTTCCCGGCATTTTTTGAACCGATAAAAGACTGAAGGTTTTGCCTCAGACGATCACGCTGCTCTTTGGTCAGCGCATTTTTTGAAGAAAGAAACCCTGTACTCTGAAGGCCATTTTCAAAGATTTTTGCCGCGGCTTCATCCACCGACATTGCCGCACCAAAGACATCGATGCCCGTCATCGCAGGCATCATGCCACATACACCATCCAGACCGAATCCACGGATATGCATAATCCGGTTTACAGGTATAATTCGCTGTTTTCCGTTCTCAGTATATGAGTACTGCAATTGCCCACTATCCAGTCGTTTTACTACCATGTTCTGTGGTAACAGCGGAACCAGCGATACCAGTTTTCTGCCAATAAACAGTTTTTCAACAAATGCATTTCCCCGCAGACAGATACTGGCGACCACCATCAGCATAAAACGTGACGGCGTCATTTCAGGATTGGGGCGCCGACAAAGCACCTGGTAAGCAGGATTATCAGAAGCCAGTTTTCGGGAGCCATCAGCCTGACGTTCGTAGATTTTCAGCGGTAACGTGGAAACCGATTCACTCAACAACCTGACACAGGCCCATACAGCAGACAGGCGGATAATCTTATCAGCAGTCACAACTTTTCCACTGCTGCTGGTTCCGAACCACTCGCGCCAGAACTCGCCGTTAGTCAGGCTGACGGGGACGCCCAGCCAGTTTAAAAGGGCGCTTTTTATTCGCCCGGGGTGTTTATTATTCGCCATCAGATACCCACTATGATTGGATCATCAAAGAAACCATCAACATCGCCATCATCAGTGACATCCTCTTCTGATGCACCTATTGCCATAGCGGAAGCCACCACGCCATCAATACGTCCGGTACTTTTTTTCTTGGCAAAAATGCGGTTTTCTTTCTGATCGGCTTCGGTTACTGCGGAAGCTGCATTCCAGCGCAGGCAGGGATTAGTTTTAATAACGACTGCACCATCATCCAGCATCTGCTCAAATAGCTCGATAGAATGCGGCATCCACAGACCAGAATCTTTTGCCTTGTAGTAGCCCTGCCCATGCGGGATCAGCGGCACTGATACTGAGGCTTCGTCCAGTTCCGGCTCAAGGTATTTAATACGGTACTGATCGAAGGCAATGGCTTTGATGTCGAACTGCATTGCAAGATCTGCGATACGTTCAGCAACAAAACCATACTTCACGGCTTTACCTGGTGTGGTGTGGATGTATCCGTCCCGTTCCCATGCGTCATATGGAACCCGGTCTGTTTTCGCCCGGTCTGTCAGAGTGTCTTTTGGCGTCCAGAATTCCACCACCAGCTTTCTCTTTTTCGGAAAGAACAGCGCCAGTGCGGTGAGATCCCGGCTGCCTGAAAGATCCAGACCGCCATAGCATTCCTCGCCCCGCAGCTCCTGCAGGTCGAAATCCTCCTCGCATCCCATCCAGACATCACTGCTCATCCAGGGATTATCAGCATCCACCCACTGGCAGAAGTTCAACCGCCGGACAATACTTTCCTTCGACGGCATTCCGCGGGCCTGCGTGACCTGCTCACGCAGATAGCGCTCAGTAAAGGTATGTCCCAGCGACGGGTTAGCCTTTTTCCAGCAGGTCTCGTCCTTAAAGGGATCTTCCCCTTCGTCCAGCGAACAGATAAAAGAAAAGAAGCTGTCATCGTCAACTGAACCTTCAGCAACCTTGCGGCCATATTCGTGATAGTCATAACAGACGCTGGTTTTATCATGGCCACTGTTAGTTATCATGAAAATCAGCGCCTGCCGGCGGCCTTTCGTTCCGGCGCGCATCATTTCCACGACCTGGTTATTTTTATGTTCGTGAATTTCGTCTATCAGAGCACAATGCGGGCGTGGACCTGACTGTCCGTCGTCCGAGCTGATAGGCCGGAAAAAAGAACCGGTCTGCAGAAAAGCCAGATTCCACTCTTTCCCGGCACCACCTGATTTGTTAATCCGCTGTGCCAGTGCTGGCGACTGGTCAACCATCGCCACAGCATCGCGAAACAGTATCATGGCCTGGTCTTTTTTCGTGGCGGCCGCGTAGACTTCCGCGCGTGGCTCCTTGTCGGCGACAAGGCAGTAAAGAGCGATACCAGCTGCAAGCGGTGATTTACCTGACCCCTTACCGGATTCGACGTACACCATACGGAACCGGCGATAGCCGTCTGAGTTTTTCCAGCCAAATACAGACCCCACGATAAAGCACTGCCAGGGTAACAGATTGAACGGCTTGCCTTCGTGTTCGCCGCCGTTAAGTTTCAGCACTTTCGCGAAAAAGTCGATGGCACGCTGCGCTGTTTCCGTATCCCATACCAGACCGCGGGCATGGCAGGACTCCAGATCCTTCAGGTGACGCTTGCAGGAATTGCGGATATCAGGTCCGGCAATTTCCTTACCGGACGCCACATCCATCGCATAACGAGTGGTGGGGTCAACCGAAGAACTGGTTGAGCGGGTCTTCTTTCTCTTCTCCACCATCAACTTTCACCTTTGTTCTGGCGGCCGGAGTGAGGCCAAATTCGACCAGATAACTTTTAAACCGTCGATCGGCATCAGCCAGCATCGCAACAGCCGGGTTCGCCTTAATCAAAAATCCCCCTTCAGTCTGGACTGTATAAGTTCTCCCTTCGTCCGCGATCGTCAGACGAAGCTGAAGGATATCTGCATAGATATCGCAAAGACGCTCCAGCGCCAGTGAATCGGCAACTGTAAGAATACCCATGCCATCAAGTAAAACTGTGAGCCTGCCCCACGCAACTTTTCCCCAGTCGCTAAGATGTGCTGGCGGGCTGGGGATTTCTTTTGCAGGTTGGGGTTCTTTATCGTTGAGTTTACGTTTGCCCGGATTGCCGGTTACCACTTTCAGGTGGGTCGGTTTCGGGCGCCGTCCTGCCATCGGAACCTCCCGGAAAAAAACTTTTCATTTCGCGGTTGTGCAAACAGAGGAGGGCGGGCGGTCACGCAGGCACAAAGCTGTGAACTTTTAACCCGCCCTCCTCCTTCATAGCTGCCACACATATGAGAATTGTTATCGTCTGAACCAGTGCGATGCACGGTCAAGTGGAATACCGTTCTCGTCACAGCCCACGACAACACCGCGTTTCTCCATTCGTTGCTTCGTAGAGTCGTGGTGCTGCTTACACAACCCCTGCCAGTTCTTCCGGCTCCAGAATAGCTTTTGTGCCTTCGCTATCGCTTCGGCGTTTCCACTATTCAGCGCCTCTTTCAGTTTGTGCGGAATGATATGATCGACCACCGTCGCCGCCGTCACTCTTCCCTGCTCATGACACATGGCACACAACGGATGAGTACGAAGGAACAGGAGGCGCTCACGGTCCCATTTGCTGCCATAGATACGGGACGATTTGTTCATGCGATATCTGTCCAGGTGGCTATCAGTCATCATGTGGGTAAGTTACTACCAGGCTCTGCTGTAATGCTTACTTACGTAGCCGTTCCAGCAAATCTTTCTCAAATATCCCGGTACTTTTACATTCCACCGGCTTCACCTTATCGTTACCGTCGGCAGTATCCAGTCCGGCAGTGCCTGTCACCATTACCGAAACATTACTGCCTTCACCGGCACTCCAGACCTGCGCGACGATACGGTAATGCTCCTGGATATTTTGTGTCTGCGGTAACAGTGAACAGTCCAGATACAACGAGCTCAGTTCCGGGTCATCCCCGGTACCGGCGATAATCCCTGTGGTCTGGTCGTTAACACTGGCAGTGATGGCTTTCTCCCTGAAATACAGCGCCACGGCATTCAGCAACTCATCCGGTTTACGGTTACCGATGAATGAGGTTGATATCTGTTCGCTCATCCCTGGCTGCTGCCCGGTCTGGCTGTCCTGCTGTTGCTGCCCGCCCGTTTTAACCGGACCATACACGGTAATACAGCCGCCAAGACAAAGTGCGGCAGCGGTGGCTAATATACGGCGCATAGTCATTACCGATAATAAAGCGTTGTACACCCGGCGAGGGACACACATACCAGGGCCAGTACGAATAATTTTGCCTTCATTAATTTTCCTTGTTATCAGGTTTCAGTTCTGCCCGGTCACTTTGTCCCAGGTACGTTCGCATGTGCTTCCGGCGACATAACGCTCATCAGCCTCTTTTGCGAACTTTCCCGCCAGATCGTCAGCTTCGCCAAGCAACTTGGCGAGCAGTATTCCGGTCTCGGCTTTTGCCTGGCTTGCTGCGGCAAGAGCGGAAAGCCTGCCGGTTTCACTTCCTGCAAGTTGCCGTTGTACTGCCGCGAGCTGCTGTTGCAGCCCACCGCGAGCACGCTCAGCAGCATCAGCATCGGCCTGTATTTTTGCCAGTTCTTCATCAGCTCTTTTCCGTTCTTCATCTGCGGCGTTCTGGCGACGCTGCTCTTTCGCTCTTTCGGTTACTTCACGCTGCAATGCGGTGGTCGCATCAGTAAGGTCTCGTTGCGCCCACTGGAATTTCCATGATGTATCCGCCTTCTGATAACCTCGTGAATAACACCAGTACGCACCAGCACATAACAAAAAAGCCACCAGCAGTATTTCTGCTAATGGCTTCCAGAATTTTTTAAGCAATACAGGTAACAGATTCATACCAGCACCGATTTTGCTTTTTCAAAGCGCTCTCGCCTGTCACCGATGCCGTTCTGCCCTCCGTTAATGATCTGCGTAACGCGTACCAGGTCGCCGGAGTATTTCAGACACCCTCTGGTCACAAAAAACCACGCTGCGGAACGGGCGGCATGACGATCCAGCTCAAGCTGTCCCGGATTCGCCACCAGATCCAGTTTCAGGGCAACGCCGCATCTGGTGTAATTCTCCAGCCCGGTAATCTGGATAAGCCCACGCCCGCGATACTTCCAGCCATCTCCGGCGTCTTTGTTACCCATGCGGCCACCGTAAACCAGATTTGCTATTTGCGGCTGGTGGGCCACCTGCTTACCATCGACACGCCCCAGCATTTCACACTGATACGGCGTCAGGCGTTTACCAAACGTCTTCTTCAGCGCCTCCACTGAATAATTGAAGCTTTCCTTCAGAACAGTAAATCCTGCTGATTCATGTCCCGTTTGTGCAATAAACATGACCTGATCGAGTGGAGCAGTAATACCGAATTCGCTCATTGCCGCATCAATGTGTGGAAACCAGCGCGCAGAAAGCCCGGCGCTAATACCAGCCGCCTGCTGAAATTGTTGTTGATTCATCAGTGCCTCAGTGCATCGACCAGACGCGCCACATTACCGCGAGCCCACAGCACAGCGGCGCAGATAAGGATATTCACCATCACCACCAGCCAGTGGGATGATTCATATAAACCAAAAACAAACCGGAAAGGGACGCTGGCATATACCAGCACCATGACATAGGCCAGTAACGAAATCAGGGGGCGGTGTGTCGCATCACCGCGTCGGTAAAACATCAGAACGATGACTATTACCCCACAAATTACGGCATTCAGAACTGCAGAAGGGTCATTTGCTACCATCTGATCCCCCTCCCCTGATACGAGAGAGAATACTGAACAGAGTGTTCAGATCCTGACTGTTGAGAAAAGTGAGAAACTTTATACACATTGCAGAAATAATTACTGCGCCAAGTGCATCCAGTGGTTTTTCATAATGCGTTATTGCCGCAAGCTTAGTACCTATCAGCCCGGCGCCAAGCACTCCCACAATAAATGATGTAATAAAATAAGCGACCAGCCTGATGCGTCCGATGTTGGTTGCCGTGGCGACATAAAACACCGCGCCGGCAAAAGCACCGAATACCACACCATAATCGGTTCCGGTTGCCAGACCGAATACACTGGCCCCCATTAATCCACCAGCCAACACTGTCGCACTGGATACAGGTTCGGACATTCATCCCCCTCTGGTTGTATGGGTCCTCTCAGTTATGAGGGGAAATAAAAAAGGCTGCCTGATGGCAGCCCTGATAAGGTTGAAATCATTTAAACTGGTGATTGTAACGGTCCGGAAAGTACTTCTGCTTCGCCGTTATGGCAGATATCATCTCCCCTTGTCAGATGCCAGACACCGACAATAAGTTGTCCTGATTCCAGATCGTCAACTGTGTCATTCGTATAGTATGCCACCTGAACAACACCGTTATGCTGAATCCAGTAATACCCTTCTTTCATTCACACCTCCGCAAGACTAAGCAAATAGTATAAGGCGAAGCAGAAAATGCCGCGGTGCAAGAAGCCACAACTCAAATCCTGTTGTACAGGCTGCTCTTTCCAGTCATAGCCTCACCACCGATAGCTCAGATGGCGCAGTGTGTGATGAAAAGGGTCAGGCTTCACGGGCTGGATTTATCAACAAAACACGTAGCGGATGGTGCCCGGTGCCTGAAAAAGAAAAAGGCCACCGAAGCGACCTAATGAAATTGGTAATGTGGATACTGCCAAGTTAAATCCGTTAAAGCCTATTAAGAGATTCAGCCTGTATTTCTTGAAGTACCGCTGCCGGCGAATCAGCCTGTACGATTCCCGAGAAGACACAATCTGGATCATTAATCATGTGCCTGGACTTCGTTCTCTTTGCCTCATTCCGGTCCGAAAACTCCTCGGAAACATTTAAATGCTTACCCGATGACATCCCTTTCGGCTTGTATTGAAAAACGTAATAGAACCCCATATCGCCCCCCTGTGATTTGACACCAAGGGAATATACCACCAAAAAAACAAAAACCCCGCCGGAACGAGGTTTGTTATGATTTCGTTAACAGTAGACATACAAAGCCCATCGTTAGGAAAATCCTAACCATATTTTTTGAAATATGCAAGCATTATGTCGCCATCTTCGTTGAAAATCTTTCATCTTGTCACCTTTCTTAATTGCGCTTCTGCATATGCTTCTTCCTGCCAGCATTTTGTAACCAGTTTATCAATGACGTCTGCATATCCTTTGTACCACTGATAATCCGTCAGATCCGGTACCAGTTTCTGGACATGGTGCCGCGCCAGTGTGGTTGGTAAACGACTAAACCGGTTTCCATTGCAACGCCCACAAATCTTATAAACAGGCGCGCCATGAAGCCGGGTTCTTTTTTCATCCAAGACAATACCTTTACCCTTACACCCTCTGCACACCGTGCTGACTTCTCCCTTACCATGACAATGCTGACATAGTTCCTTCTCCCACTCCTCTTTGATGACGGGTTCACCATTTCTGGAGTGTTTCACCACTTCACGTAATACATGATGAAATCCAGTACCAGCACAATGCTCACAGCGAGCCTTACTTGCCGCAGACCTGGAATAATCAGCAAAGGCAAAATTCACAAGGTAAGGGATGATCTGTAGCCGGGTTTCTTCACTCAATTTATTCAATGTCGGGTTATCCAGTGCCATCGCGTAATTGAGCAGACCTTCAATCGCAAACTGAGGATCCTGAACACCAACTTTTGCCAGGAATAAGGCAAAACCCAGTGGTGCTTTCGACTGCACCATCCCCTGCGCCGCCATTACATCCGTAATCGTCAAAGATTCGGAGGCTGTCGCCGGAGCGTCATCGCTCAATTTTGGAGATTTTGGTGAGTAATATTTTGGTAAGGCTTCAAGGTTCATGCGTGTTCTCCATTTACGCCAGCACGCCAATTGCCAGCGCGCGATCGATAAAACGAAATATCAACTCCAGTTGAGAGCCGTATTTCTCTTCGAATGCCACGGTGTCCGCATGTAATTCATTGTGATGCGTTCTGCACAACGGCAGCACAAAGAGGTCATGCGCCTTTGTTCCCATCCCTCCCTGACCGTAGCCTATCAGGTGGTGCGGATCATCCGCCTGCTTCCCGCAGCAGGCGCACGGCTGGGATTTAACCCAGCGGGTATATCTCTCATTGACCCATCGACGGCGTTTCGGACGTAACATGAAGCTTTCCGGCGATTCCGGATCAACCCTGAGCGCCAGTACCTTTTTCGCCTTATCCTGTACAATGCTGGTGGCCAGCACCGAGGGAACAATTTCACTTTCACGGGTAGCTGACTGGACAATTGCCTTCGGCATCCTTAATGCTTTTCTCGCAGCGCTCTCCGGTAAGACTTCTGCCAGGTTATTGCGTACCATCCACCAGCACAGTTCCGGGAGAGTAACTGCGTGCATATCGTCAAAACCCAGATCACGACAAACAACCGATAAAACCCATTTTGTCGTGTTCTCCACAGCTATTGATTTCAGCCGTTCCGTAAACTGTTCGCGCAGCAGGTTATCGCAGTGCCAGCACAGTCGGATTGCCCCCGGAGCGTGGCGCATGGTTGTCATCTGTTCGCTGTGCCAGTCTGAATGCGGCCACTGACAGCCATTCCCCCGGAGTAGCCAGCTTTCCAGACTATCCAGACCACCAGCACGATAGATAACCGACTCATTACAGAACACATCACGAACAGCAGGATCATCCGCCAGCGGCTGTGATACCGCCGGGACCGCGCCGCTGGCGAAAGATGAAAATTGCTCCGGCTCTGGTTCAAGCAGAACACGCCCCTGCATAAACAGGGGCATCAGTTCCGATCCCGGCCTGAACAATACAACGCCCATACGAGGAGCAATTTCAGGGGTCAGTAACGCTCTCACGATCACCTCAATGAACGGTATCGAGCAGCTTCAGCAGCTCAGGGAATTTGGACTCGAAGAAATGCGGCTGCGTCTCGCGAGGGTTTGCCGGGCTGGTGATGTTTTTGCCGAACATGCAGCCTTTTGCCGTCAGCGACCAGAATTTTTTAATGCCGTTAATCGCGGAGCGACTGTAACGCTCACGATGTTCAACAACACCCAGCTTTGCTAACTGCTGATACGCCTGATTAGCCGTCATCCGGATACCATGCTGTTTTAACAGCGCGCTCAGTGCCAGCGTCGGGCGGCTTGAACCATCCAGCGCGCCAGCCGGAGCATCAATGGCATATTGTGGCGCCAGGTTAGGTAGTCCCACTGCCTCCTGGAGTTTCTGGCACGCGCCCAGTACCGATGAATTGGACAGGTTTAACTCTTTGCGCATAAAACCCAGCAGAATCACCCCCGCCTGCATCTTATCGGCAGCCATACCAGAAGATGTTTGTGGCGCACTGGTAATCCGATCGAACGTGCGGATCACCTTGAGATGGAAAGACGGACTGATCCACATTGCATAAGCAAATACCAGTTCTTTGCATACGTATGTACCTTGTTCAGCACCACCGCGAACAGTATTTACTGGAGCACGTGCCAAACTTCGGGTATCACTACCGCCCTGAAAAAAGCTAACAGATTGATTTTGTTCCGAGGGTGGAATTCCGCCCTCGGTGAAAAGTTGCTCAATCAGTTCACGGGTTTGCTTATTATCAAGCCAGTACTTCGGACGGTATTTCTGCTCTCCACCCGCAGCCCGGTGCAAATCGTTAAGACAATAGCGCCCATGAACGTCGCGGCGAACTTCGATACCATCAATGACCATTAAATTATTCATGCTTCTTTCTCCATTTTCAGGCGGCTGCACCCGCCCCTGTTTCAAATTTCGTGATCGTGATTTCTACCTTCCCCTTCGGGAAAACTGGTCCCCACTCCACCAGCATTCTCTTTACCTGGCTGTCGTCCTCCCAGACTCCTGCGTGAGTCAGTGCGTCGAACAGCGCTTTGTTGTAATTGTCCAAATCCCTGATCCGCTTATCTGGCGGATACAGGATGATTTCTACCGCTGCTAGTTCAGTCGATGGCTTCGGGAGACGTCGTAATTGCTCAATGATCGCCACGCAGGCAGCGCTCTGGTATTTACGACCAACAGCGCTAATGAGGTGACGACCGGCCAGCGGCCCCTTGTTAGGGGCGCGCCAGTAAGTGTTCACGCTCGGCGGAAATGGCAGGGTCAGCTTCATACCGCCACCTTCCCGACCAGGCGTTTCGCTTCGCGGTGGATCTGCGCCAGAAACGCTTCGCCACAAGCTTCAAGCTCATCACGCCCGATATAGCTGATCGCTGGCCCTTTCCAGGTTTTATCGAATACAGCGATCGCCCCCGCAAAGAAAGCGCCGGTAGGCACCTGTTTTTCATCTTTCGGGATAAACCATGCCGGCAGTTCGAAACCAATTCGGCCACGAATAAACGCGATATGGTCTGCATCTTCCGGCCACCATACTTCGCTGGTGGCAGCTTTGATCAGGAAAACATAGCGCCCGCCCTTATCCCGCATCACGCTGGTATGCCTCATGATGTATCGCATACCTGTGATGTATTGCCCTTCATGCTGGCTGGCGCGACTGTAAGGAGGATTACCAAAAGCGGCCCCGTTGAGTTCAGCCAGACGATCCGCCCAGTCATGCGCCAGCGCGTTATCTTCCGCTGTGTAATAGTCCTCACATTTGGCGTTTTCATCGTCCGAGAAAAGATCGAGAACAAACGGACCAAACATGGCATTTATGCCCCAGTAAATGTTGTCCGGCGTGCGCCACTGATCGCCGACTTCTTTCAGTTCGTGTGCTGATTTGCTGCGCAGTTCTGCCAGCGCCTGGCAATATTTATTGCTCATTAAGACCCCACATAATTTCCTGACAGATACCACTCACTACCTGATGCAACAGACTTTCTGCTCTTCCGCAAACACCGTTCACGGCGCGCCAGAAAGGCACTACGTTCCGACGGGATATGACCCTCCCGGAATGCCTCCATCCATACCGTAGCTGCACGACGGAACAACCCTCCCGACTCCAGTGTTTCTGCCTGACGTATCAGATGCATAATCACCTGCGGGTCGTTGGTTCCGACATAACAGCTCCGCACAGGTTTAGTCCCGATATCTGGCTCCTGATCCGGCTGTATGTCTGTCTCAAGAGCAAAATGCCTGCGAGTTTTACCTTCAAAGCGATGAGCAACACGCCCGCACTGGCGTAACTTACTTGCCGACTGCAGGACGCTTTTACGCGGGAAATCTGCAAAAGCATTCGCTATATCGCTGGAAGTACATCCCGGATGGGATTCAATGAATTTCTGAACGTCTCCCATAAGACTCATATCACCCCCTGAACCCTGTCGGGATCTGGCTGTAATCCACATTCCCGTAGCTGGATTTGAACATCGGATCTTCACGTCCAGGACTAGGTGCAGCAGGAACAGCCCATAACTCCCCAAAATGACGATCGGGACCAAAAAACGTGGTGGCCTGTTTCACGAATTGCGTGCCGCTGTTCCCCGTTGCAGATACCCATCCCGCATAACGCTTTACGCCTTCCAGCATGGTTTCAGCATTTACCCCCTCTTTCAGACGGGCTTTCCAGGCTTTGTAGGCTGCTGATTTTGAATTTCCACCTGCACGTTTTGGATATGCCAACCAGGCTTGCTCGAACTCTGGTGAATATTCCTGCCGGGCAGAACAGACTGACGCAGACGCGTAAGCAGATGCGCCAATGGTTTTTGATTCATTGACTGGTTCTTTGACTGGTTCAAAAGAGTGACTGGTTCTGGGTGAATCTCCTTCACTACCCCCTGGTGCAACTCCTGCACTACCTAGTGAATTTGCTGCACCAGGTAATGAATTATTTGCACTCCCCCCTAGTGAATCTCCTGCACCATCAAGACGAAGGAGGTAAATATTACTTGAGTTACCTTTTTCACCTTTCCGGGTGACTTTTTTTACCAGACCGCACTCACAAAGCGCCGAAATATGATTCATCACAGAGCGTTTGCTAATCTCGCACTGATCAGCGATATGCTGGTAGCTGGGCCAGCACTCGCCCTGATCACTGGCATTATCAGCCAGCTTAATCAGAACCAGTTTTCGTAATGGATTACCCACTCGAATTTTCATCGCCTTAACCATCAGTTCCATGCTCATGCAGCACCTCCGAGATGCTTCATGTTTTTGCCGGAACGAAAGGCAATAAGCGGCATGTTGACGCGGTAATTACGTCCAAGAGGCTCACAGACAACCTTCTGACATTCGCGATCGACCAGGCTAATACGCAGAACGTACCCTTCTGGTGTGCTGTACCACTGTCCTGGACGAGGGCAATGAAAACGTTGGCTGGTGAACCGTTTAAAAATATTCCGGATCATTTGCGCCCCCTTACCTCTGAACGGTTCAGTGTCATATTGATAAGGCTCGCAAGCGCCGCAGCGTCATTGATGCGGTCGTACAGGCTTACGGCCAGCGGAGATTCCACTTTTTCCAGCATGGGATAAAGCTGCTGTAACCAGACCTGATGAATGGATGAAATGTAGGAATAAAGAACGCTGGCATTATGTGCTGCATCGCTCAGCACCGATGGAGTTGAAAGTTGTTTCTCCATCTGGTTAAAGGCATTGATGTATGCCTCTTTGAATTGGGCGGCGCGTTTGCCCGTAAAGCCCATAGCAAGGAAAGCAAAGCCGTCGCGGGTGATGTTGTAGCAGGGAAGTTTGCGGCCTGTAGCGTCGGTATATTCACTCTCCTTAAAATTAAGGGCAGCAAATTTAGACGAGCATTCGAGATTCTTTATCTTCTGAATAACGTTGTCGTGACGCTTGATGAAGTAGTCGGCAACAGCCTGGGAGGAAGTAACGGCTTGGCCGTTAATAATTCTAATTTCAGGTTGAGCGAGGGTTGGGAGAGTAGTCATGGTGACAGCCCCTATGTTGAATTCAAAGAACTCACCACATGGGACGCCAATCACAGAGGTGGTGAGACGTACAGGGTTGGCGTAACCGGTCAACATAGAACCCGGCGCATCTTGCGATGCCCCTGCACGCCCCACCATAATTTGGGCGTAGCAATGCTCATGACACGAAAAAACCGCATGAGCGCGGTTATGCTCTATATTGAATTCCAGGACGCCAATCCCGGCACCCGCTTTATAAGGTGCCTGAACAGTGTAACGTCCCGGAATTGCAGAATCAATGTGTTCCTGGCGCTTCACACTCAACAAAATCACGCCTGAATTTCCACAAAGGGCTAAAACACTCATGCGGATAGCCCTTGCGCAGATAGATAACGCGCTCAGTTTCTGGTTCCCAGCGAATAACATGGACATAAAGTCCCCTTCCATCACGAAACCAGCGGTTAAGTTCCTGCACGATTCATCCCCCACGGTCAGGCTGTGTTCCCTGTGGTTACGCACGACCAGGCTATTTGGTAATCTGCATTCATGACGCAACGGCCGGTACTCATACATCCCCGGTTGTTGCGACAAACGGTTATTTACCGTTAAACTGTTCATGCGTTGGTTTTCTCCATAAAATTTGACGCCACGGCGCCCGGAGCTGCACACTCGCGGGCGTCACCCTTTTCTGGCGCGCAAAAAACTCTGTATACCAGTGTCGAATGCTGTTGCAGCTTTGCGATCGCCTGATACAACTCCTCATCAATCACGGCTTTTTCATGTGGCTCAATAACGCCATCTTCGATAGCTACCCTGATTTGCTGGGAATAACTGGTGATCTGCTCAATCGCTTCCAGCAGGCGCTGATTAATATCTGCGTTATCCACTTCTTCCATATCTGCCAGCGGAACAAAAACGCCACCTGATGCCCTGGCTACTGAATGTGCCAGGTGATAGGTTCCTCCGGCACGTTGCAGTACCAGCGCCCACCCAATCGGGAAGATCTGATCACCACCAGTACGCAGGCGGTTAAACAGAGCATCTTTGGTGACATCCAGCCATTCTGCAGCTTCTTCATAACCGCCATGCAGACTGGAAATCGTCTTTTTAATCGCAGCCACCAGCCAGCGGGGCTGCTTTTCAACTTTCCATTCAGGTTCATGTCCCACGGATCTACTCCTTCTGCTGTGGTACTAATTCATTGAGGCTTTGCTATTGTTTTGAATAAATATCCGGGCGAAGATCTGATTTTGTAATTTCTCCGGCGGTTTCTTCCTCAAGTTTTTTTGCTAAGGAAAAACCCGCTTTTTTGTATCCGTTAAAAACCAGACGCAAATAGCCCGTAGTTGAGCCAACATTGCCAGCCAATTTGCACTGTTGCTCTTTTGTTAAAGAGTCCCAATACTCTTTCATAATATGTACCTCCGATGTACATATTACACGAAAAACATGAACCATCAAGGTACTTGTACCAGCAAGGTACACGTTGTTTAATTTCTTAATGAAAACTATCCAAGAGATAAGGCGTTTAAACGCCAGAAAATTGAGAGATGGTGTCGGTGGGAATTCTTTTTTTGCCAACATAATCGATCGTGAACCCACCCAAACCAGTAGGTTTATGGGGGAAGGTGCCACCAAAAATATTGGTGACGCTATGGCTCGGCATATTGAAAAGTGCTTCGATTTGCCGCAAGGATGGCTAGATCAGGAACATCAAACAACTAACATTGCAAAAAATCCCGATGTTTCAGACACTAGCAGACAAATTACTATGGTACCTGTTATATCCTGGGTGCAAGCAGGAGTATGGACCAAAGTCGGTTACGCTGAGGTAGATTTGAGCAGCACAGAGACATACCCTTGCCCTGTTCCCTGTGGGCCAATGACTTATATTTTACGTGTTATTGGTGATTCGATGATTAATGAGTATCGACCCGGCGATATGATTTTTGTAGATCCAGAAATCCCGGCTATTCATGGCGACGATGTCATCGCGCTAATGCATGAAACAGGTGAAACTACTTTTAAAAGACTTATTGAAGACGGAGGTCAGCGGTTCTTAAAGGCATTGAACCCTAATTGGCCGGAGCCCTATGTCAAAATAAATGGCAATTGCTCAATCATAGGTACAGTTATTTTTTCTGGAAAACCAAGAAGATATAAAAACAGACCATAATGTAAAATGGTAAAACCTGCTTCGGCAGGTTTTTTTACACTTGACAATGTACCCCAAAGGTACATAATGTACCCAACAGAAACAGCGAACAGGCAGGACGCCCACGAAGTAGCCGCCGGTGGCATACGAATGACCGGATGATTCGCAGTGATGCATTACACAGGAGTTCAGATGAATAACTACTACACATGCTCCTTCTGCGGGGTCAGTGAGCTGGATGCAAAAAAGCTCATCGCTAAAGGAAGTAAGGACGAGCCAGCTATCTGTTCCGAGTGCGTTGTTTCATGCGTAAACATTCTTATCAACTACGCAGCCGTGATAAAGCCAGTAAAACTGAGCGTCACGAAGGGGGGGGGGGAATGATGCTGGTTAATGCAAAGAAAAGCGCCATCACCCATCGGCGCTTTAAGGGAAATGAAGTAGTTCAGGTGTTCCTTATTAGTGCTTGCCTTCTTGTGGGCTGTGAACGTCGGAATTTCGCAAATCCTGAATATGCCTTTGCAAGTCTGAAGCCAGGCTCTCAGCCATCTCAGGAGTAAGTACTAAAAATTGCGTTTCCTGAGCAGACTCAATTGGTTGCATCGGTGATGAGAGAAACTGGAATTTCACTACCAGAGCGTCGTAACCAGGAAGCGGTCCAGCCTGCCAGCCGGTTACGGGAAAGACAGGAATATCATCCTTCTGAGACATGTTAAGCCCTTATGTTGTTGGGGAATTAAAAAGATTACCCGAATCCTTACTGTTGGGGAATAGCAAGGTCCACCGAGCCTGATGTGGTGAAAAGACAGGCACACAACGATGAGAGTATTGACGAGCAAGGCATAAGTGCTGGTTCGATTCCAGACAGACCTCTTTAGTGAGGTGGGTTGGGCAGAGAAAAGGTCCGTTCAATTCGGACACCGGTAATGCTCTCATCGTTGTGGTGAATGCGGCTCAGCGCACGCGGGTAAGGTTGAAGCTGACAGTCGATCATCTGTAGTTAAGCACCCGTCTGGCGTGCAACCTTCGCCAGATACCGGGAGGCACCCGGCACCACAACGTTATTGCTGTGTGAAGTCTTGTCGGCGTCCGGCTCTTCCAACAACAGGAGGAAGGCGACAGTGTTCTGCCGTGACGCCGACCTTTTACACAACAGAAAAGAGCATCTCCGCGCGACGGGCTCATTACCCAATCCACCCGGAAAGCTGTTACAGCAGGTGCTCTTTTCTGTTTTGTGGAGAAACCAACTGGCGGTGGCAACCGCCATCTTGAGGGGTTAACGATGAATGATGACCGCATGACCGTAGTGCCCGACTTTCTGGGCGAACTGGATGCCGGCGTGTTCATGAACAAAATCGCGGCAGCGCTGAATACTGTCGGATTAGGCGTTCTGAATAACGGCAATAAAGGCAAGGTAGTCCTCACCTTTGATTTTGAGCGCATGGGAAATTCAGTCGAAGAGAAGCGCGTCAAAATTAAACACAAGCTGCAGTACAGCACTCCGACGCCGCGCGGTAAAGCGTCAGAAGAGGACACAACAGAAACCCCAATGTGGGTTAACAAGGGCGGAAAGCTCACCATACTGCAGGAAGATCAGGGTCAACTGTTCAGTATTAAAGGCACTACTGACGGAAAGCTTAAAGCGGCTCAGTGAACCGCAGCTAACCAATTCACTGCCACCACTTCGATCATTAGTTAATAAGGAATTTTTATGTCTCAGTTAGACAGCGGCACTTTTCAGCAGGTAAAAGACCTGGTTCTTTCTGGCTATCACCTGAACGATATTCAGGGGCTGGCTTGCCCGACAGCATTATTGCCTGCCGGGACAGGTGTTGAAAGCCTCGAACGCTTTGCTCTGGAGCGTTTCCGCTTCCGCGGCGCCATGACTACCACCAGCATTGAAGACTTTGTCCGTTATTCAAAGGGCTATGCCAGTGCAACCGAAAAAGCACGCTGCTTTATTGATGCTGACCATATGACAGCTCGCTCAGTTTTCAATATTGGTACGCTGGATAACCCCGGTCATGCAGACAACGTTGCTTCTGTCACGCTGAAACAGACTGCACCATTCCGCGCTCTGCTCCAGATCAACGGGGAACGCCTGAAACAAAAACAGATCGCCGAATGGCTGGAAGACTGGAGCGATTATCTCCTGGCGTTCGATGCTGACGGTAACACAATGCAGATTTCACAGGCTGCCCAGGCTGTTCGCCGCATTACGATCCAACAGGCAACCCAGCAGGATCATGAAGATGGCGATTTCAGCGGTAAGAAATCCCTTATGCAAAGCATTGAGGCCAGCAGCAAAGACGTTATGCCGGTGGCTTTTGAGTTCAAATGTGTTCCGTACGAGGGTCTCGGAGAACGTGCGTTCAGCCTCCGCAACAGCCTGCTGACCGGTGATGAACCTCGCTTTGTTCTGCGTATCGTACAACTGGAAGCGCAGGAAGAAGCGATCGCCAGTGAATTCCGCGACATGCTGATCAGCAAATTCGACGGTGAATCAGTAGAAACGTTCATCGGTAACTTTAAAGCGTAATTGCTCTGCATTAAATCCCCGGCGCCGCGGGGATTTATTGAAGTGTAATTCTGTTAATTATCGCCACCCGGCGAGGGATTCGCACAACCAAAATTCACGCGGTGCAGCGCGAAATAAATTATAAGGAGAACCAACGATGAGTTTTATTCAAACACTTTCAGGTAAACAATTTGATTATCTCAGCGCAACTATTGACGACATTGATATTGAAGATATCGCAGTGGCGCTTTCCAATATTTGCCGCTTCTCCGGACATCTCCCTAAATTTTATAGCGTGGCGCAGCATTCCGTACTGTGCAGCCAGCTTGTATCACCGGAGTTTGCCTTTGAAGCCCTGATGCACGACGCAGCCGAAGCGTATTGCCAGGATATCCCTGCCCCATTAAAAGCGTTACTGCCTGATTATCGCGAGATTGAGAAACGTACCGATCAATTGATCCGCTTTAAGTTTGGCTTGCCACTGGAAGAAGCCAGCGTAGTGAAGTATGCAGATCTGACCATGCTGGCAACTGAACGCCGCGATCTGGATATTGATGACAGTATTCCCTGGGTAATACTGGAAGGTATCCCCCCGACAGATTTATTCGAAATCTACCCCCTTCGCCCCGGTCTGGCTTTCGGCCTGTTTATGGCCCGCTTTAATGAACTGATGGAGCTACGCCAATGTGCTGCATAAAAGATAAAGAGTCTGTAGTGAAGGCAATCAGATCAAGACGTTTGTGGGAGCGCGTTGAAGGCGGTGCAGCATGAACATCGACAAACGTGCGCTGCGTGAAGTGGCGGAGAGGGCGACACAAGGGCCGTGGGAAATGGAGCAGGAAAATATCTGGTTTACCGATGAAGATGGGTATACCAAACACCTGGCTTATGTGGAGCAAGGTGATGATGTTGATGATAAGCAAGACCATTACAACACTGCCTACATTGCCGCAGCCAACCCCGCCACCATGCTGGCGCTGCTGGATGAGAATATTCAACTCCAGCGGGAAAAAGACGCAATGGAGGCCGTAGCGCTGGCTCTGCGTGATGATATGCGACAGTCGCGTGAAAAGTTGGAGGCCGCAGAACGTAGCATAGCAGAACTCGAACGTAGCGAGACGCAGCTTATCAATGAGCGTGATGCTGCTGAATCTGCACTGGCCGATATGTACCAGGCCGCAACAGGAGAGCGTCCAGAATGGAGCAATATGTTTGGTTTCGCTGACGCCGTTGATGTGGTGGAAGAACGACTGGCGACGCTGGAGGCCAACCAAAGCCAAACCACGCCAACGGGAATTCAGCTCATCACAGAAGCCATAGGTGCGCACGGCTATATCGTTGGCTGCCTGTTGCAAGGTCGCCCTGATTTGGCGCTGGAAGAATCGAGAAAGTGGGTATCCGCTTTCGGTCAGGCGGCGGAAATAGTTAGTGCACAAGACGCCGATGACATCAAGGTTAAGGGGGAGTGAGAGATGAAAACTAAAAAATATGATGAGAGAAAGGACCTTGACCTTTGGTTTGGGTTGTCATATGCAGCGTTTCTCGTGATGCCACGTGTAGCAATGATGCAAATGCCGGAAGAGTGGCGGGAGAAAATGGCCGAACTTCTCAATCAGTACGATGAAACCATTGATACCGCGGCGTTTGGTGTAAAAGGTTGTCGGGTTCATGCGCTAACTGGTGACGGCAAGTTAATGAAAATGCCGGAAGAGTTATTGAATTACCGCCACCCACAGCCGAAAACGGTAGCGGCGCTTTTACTGTCAAAAGGTTAGGGCTAACCCATGAACGCTATTACCTGTAAGGGGACGTGGCTATGTGGCGAGGATTAAATCGCGGCGGCAGCCAGATGATTCTGACTTCCTACGAATACGATCCGGAAACTCAAAAATCTCAGTCTGTTTACCTTCTACGGCATCACAGCAAGGTTAAGAAGACCACGCTTGAACAGAAACTGACAGTTAAGAACGACGCCTTCGGACGGTTTAAGCCTTTCGTTGAACTTGAAGATTTTCCGGAAGGGCTTAGCGAACGCGAAGCAATGCTGAAATTAGCTGACTGGCTGCACCGACTTAGTGTGGCTATCGAAGATAACTGGAGTACACCATGACTATTACCAAAGAACGCCTGCTCAAAATTCAGCATTGGCGCGAAACATATGGAGCTGATAGCAACGTTATGCTGCCGGCAGAAGAAGCGGAAGAGCTGGCGCATATCGCGCTGGCCTCGATGGAGGCTAAGCCTGTAAGCCAAACTTACGAGTTGCCAGAATACGAGTTGCCAGAATTAATCGAAGGCATGGAGGTGTCCATTGATGTCAGCACTTGTGGTGCTGATGCCGGGAATCGCTATTTCGGTACTGTCACCGAGGTATCAGAACTTGATATAGCTAAGAACGGTTACATCCTTCTGGTTCAGGATGCGGAACCAAATTTCGATGTGAATGGCAACTCTCCGGTAATTCCGGATAGGTGATCAGCATAACGCACTGGCCGACGCGCGCCACCAGGCTAAATACGTTTCCACAATCTGGCAAAAACTTATCCCTGCCACCAGCACAAAAATTTAAATTAACGTCCGGGTGCAGCCGGAGTTATATGGAGAATTTATATGAATACTTTGTTTTTACTTATGGCTGAGTTCAATACCCCAAACATCGAGCTATCAGCAGTTAGCCAAAAGTATTTTGGGATGAGTCCAACGACAGCAGAAGCCAAAGCAAATGCCTGCAAGTTACCAATTCCGACATATCGCATAGGCACATCCCAAAAAGCAAAACGTTGCATCAACATTCAGGATCTTGCGGAATTTATAGATCAGAGACGGGAAGAAGGACGCATAGAATGGGAAAAGGTTAGAACGGACAAGCAAAAAAATAGTTAGAATGCGCTGATAAAAAAGAAAAACCCGCCGGAAGGCGGGCATTCAAAAAGCACCAGCTATGATCATGCTGCCTTGCGACGACGAAGCTTACCCTGCTGCTCTTTGCCTGAGACAGTAGCGTGAGTGAACGCATTAGGAGCAGCCTTCATCAGAACTTCAACAGCAGCACCCATACCTGCGAATGCTTTCATTGTGTCGAACTTAACCTGTGGCTTGGTTGCTTTTTGACCTTTCATAAAAACTCCTGAGACAATAAGGGCGTCTCTAACCTCTTTATTAAAGCTAGCTTGTTCTGCCAACTTGTGCCAATCGGTACTGCCGATTGGTGACATCGCTTTTGTAGTACGAACACATAACGACTGTCCCAGACGTACCTTTAAGGTAATCCGGACCGATATCCTACAATCTGTCTACACTCCTCGTCTAGACCTATTGTGCAAATTTAAGAAATGTTTCCTGAAGATTATCTGTGGCTGTGGACATCACATAGCCACACTGTTCCATACGAAAACCGAACGACTCATAAAAAGGTTGCAACTCTGGTACTGGTTCAACAATGTGAACAACCTCGCATTCAACAGCTTTACAAAAAACAAAAGCGCTCATGAGAGTTAGCAGAACCATACGTCCTTTTAGTGGGTGTGATTCATCTTCCCTTGAGAACCTTTCAATAATATGGATGCGAAAAACTTTATCTTCAACCCCATAAACACAAATTGCCGCTCCCGATGGAATCCCCTGGACCACACCTTGCTGAACCAGCTTGATGCAAAATTCATATTTTTCAGCAGAATTACCATAGGCGCTGAGCGCATAGTCCCACTCAAGCTCCCCATAACCACCACAAAGAATTTTGTAATCTTCATCACTGATCGGGCCAACTGCGAGAGGCAACCCCACATGGTCAATAATTAACTGGATATTGTTACGAACAGATTGACCTATCTCGTCTAAAGTGAGCAT